CAAGCTTAATCTTTCTTAATGCACCAAAAATTAGTAGAGCACCAACGGTATCCTCTTTTAATCTCTTTTACTTGATGCGGAAATTCATCTTTAGCTGGAAAACAAATAAACATTCCAGGCTCTGGTTTGACAAGTAAATCTTGTTTAGGAAAATAGATCTCTCCACCTTCATAGTTATTATTATAATAAAGCACTGAGCTAAGATCTCTAGTTGGATGTCCAGCTCCAGTCTTTAGACCAACACTTTTATTCTGCGCAGATCCGTGATCTAGATGAACTGGCATTGAATCTCCAGTTTTCATTTCTACCACACTAGTTAATCCCTCATCATGAACTTTGCAACCAAAGCAACTTTCTATAATTTCCTTTATTTTATCATGATACTTACTCAAGAGTGTAGGTAAATCTGGACGGCCATTGCCAGCATAAACTCCAAATGGAGAATATCCAGATTCATCAATTGTAACTGGCGTATCATTTAAGTATATTAAAATTTTTTCTAGATCTTGTCTGTCTAAAATATCTTTAAAAATATGAATCTTATCCATTTTATCTCAATTCTGTAATAGTATAAAAAGATGGAGTTGTGTATCTTTCTCCAGAGATAACTGGTTTAACTCCGTGCAAATAGTTAACATCACCAGGATGAGCTACAGCTAAACCAGGTTTTGGGGTTACGATCAAATCATGATCTGGATAATAAAGCTCCCCACCTTTAAAGTTATCATTGTAATAAAATAATGAATTTATATCATAAGTTGGAAAAGGATTTGGTTTACCGTCATTAGTCTGTTTGTCCGCATGCGGTTTTTGTTCCATGCCCGGACGCCATTTGATTATTACTGGAGGCCTATTAGATAGTCCAACTTTAAAAGATTGCTCTAAAAATTGTTTCATTTTTTTAATATATTTATCGATAATATTATAAACTTCAACATTAAGTTTCTGAAGAATATCCCAACTACACTGTCTATCAGCCCAGTAAGAAGCATCATATATGCAAGTGCCATCAGCAGCGTACTGATTTTCTCCAGCATCCATCCATTCATTAATGGTTGGGAGAAACTTTTGAATTACTTTAAGGTCATCTATATCTATGAAATTATTAATTATTTTTATATTGTCAATAGACTTACCAAAATGACCTGGCTTAACGAGTGACTGCTCCATACTTTGCTCCTAGTTATCTATAAATTTGACTACTGTCGAAAGTCTGTGATAAAGTATATCATTACAGGACTGACGTTCTAGCAATGAATTGGAGATTGAATTGGAAATTTTTAACATAGAAGAACCTAAACTGGGGATAATTCTTTATAGAGGTGCCATATCAGATGACGTTAACATACCTAAAAGATTAGAAGATACACTTACTGGAAGTCAGCATGAGTACTTTAAATGGAACGAAGCTATGGTTGGCTATAATGAAAAAATGCCCGACTATAGAGATTGCTATGATTTAAAAGTAGGTCCAAAACATTGGGGACATCTTCCATTAGAACTATCTGAAATTAAAAATGTTTACGATGACTATAATTCTATATTAACTACATGTCTAGCAGACTATGAGAGAAGATATAATTTTAAGATGGAATTTATGGAAGCAATTAATTTTATAAAATATGGAAAAGGTCAACATTTTCAAGTCCATACAGATTCAGGTTTTTCATATTTTTGCACTCTTTCTTCAGTTGGGTTCTTTAATGATGATTATGAAGGAGGAGAGCTTTGGTTTCCTTATTTAAACCTTAAGTTTAAAGCTCAAAAGGGAGATATAATATTCTTTCCTTCAACGTACATTTATGCTCACGGATCAATGGAAGTAACTGAAGGAACTAAGTACAGTGCGGTAACAATGTATAATTACAATGAAATTGGCCAGTCAGTTACACCATCTAGTGGGATTCAACTCGCAACACTGCCGACGCTATCGAAAGCTGATTAAAGTGGAAGAAAAAACAGAACAGTCATTTGTGGAATATGTAGATAATAATATATATGATTTTCCACTCAAATCCATAGATGGAGAAGATGGCATTCTGGCAAACCTTAAAGGAAAAGTTTCTATTTTATTTAATGTGACTGGAGAATGTGCTAACTCGCCTCAGTATACAATAATACAAGATATATATAACCAATATAAAGATTTAGGCTTTGAAGCCTTAGCTTTACCCAGTACAGACTTTTGCCAAGATGCATATGGTGAATTTGCAGACTCTAATACTAGTGCAGAAAATATGAGAGATCATATGAAAAAAGTCTATGGTACAGATTTTCCATTTTCTGAGATGGTAAATATATTAGATCCAAATGAGGATAAAGAAGCTTACAAGAGAGCTAGAGAAGAGTATGACAAAACTGATATTGACTACTATAAATCAACAGGGGAGATTCATCCACTATTTAAAGAATTGCAAAAAAACAGTGATTTAATTCATGGAAATTTTGAAAAATTTATCGTATCCAAAGATGGTTCTAAATATGTTAGATTCTGCAATTCAGATTTATTAGACCTAGCATATAATAGCAACAATAGAAGCACATCTTCAGAAGAAGCATTAAACAATATTAAAAAAGCTATAGAAGATTTTCTTAGAGAAGAATATGACGAAGATAACATTAACTAAGACTCATCAGAATCCACCAGCCATACAGCAGTCTAGGCTTAAAAGAGATTGGATGGATGAAACCTACAATAAGCATGCCTACAAGTGTTTACCAATGTCTGCAGCTAATGTAAATGGCTGGGAATTAATTCTTCAGCAAGATGTTGTAGTTCAATGGGATGGAGGTAATACTACTCCTAGAGTCTTAGAAGGCGAATTCTTAGATGGTAGACCCGTTGTAATTCCATCTATAATCGGCATTATGTCCTTTGCTACAGGATGGGCGATTAACACTGAAGAGGGGTATGATACCTGGATAACCGGATCTCCAAATTATTTTGTAGATGGGGCAGCTCCGTTGTCAGCAACCATACCAAGTTTTTGGTGGCCAGATGAATTTAATATGAATTGGAAAATTACTAAAATTGGAGAACCAGTAAAATTTGAAGCTGGGATGCCATTTATGTTTTTTAATATTTACAATAATGATCTTCTAGAGAGTGCAGAAGTAGTAGTCGAAAACCTTTGGGATAAACCAGAATTAATGGCCAAGCGTCAATCATACGGCGACGCAAAAATGAAGAAACTTCATGAGCAACCTTGGACTTGGATGAACGGCATTAGGAGTGGCTTAGACGAAAATGGTAATCAAATTGGCCCAAAGCATGATGGGCTAATAAAACTGGCTGAACCAAATCTAGATACTGTAAAAAAATGGTAAATTTATAAAAGAATTTGGTACTATATGTCATATATGCCCAAAATCCAAAGGAACGGTTATGCTCTTTAATAATGTAGACAAAAGCACAAAATTAGAAATTTTAGAAGAAAATATTCCAAAATATGAAAAAGATATTTATGAAATTCTTATACAGCTTGGAATTGATCCAGTGTCATTTGATGAAGATAATTTTGAGGAAGAGGATCCATTGGCTAATCCAGATGACACGGTAACAAAATCTTTGCGCAGTCGATTAAAAAAAGCTATAGATGGTTTAAACTTAATTAACGAAGAAATTGCAAACTTAGAAATATAAATATGCAATTTAGCTTATCTTCCGAAGAAAAAAAAGAAGCATATCAATTAGTAAAAATAGAGCTTGAAAAAGCTTTAATACTAAGATTGTCGGCATTGGGCATCGATCCAGAAGAGTTTGATGAAGAGAATTTCATCCCTGCTGAAAACAGCACAGCTCAAAAAGATATATATGATATAATTTTCAAGATAAAAGATATAGATAATAAAATATCTTCTTTATAATTGGAGTTTAAATGCAGTTCAAATCAGCTCAAGAATATAATCCGTTAAACTACGCATGCTATGCAGTAACTAGCGTTAAGGAAGATTTTACTTTAAATACAGTTCATCCCAATGGTCTACAGCAGTACCTAGACTACGATGTATATGATATTGGAGATAAAACTTTAATAGCTTTTACTAAAATTAATTTTTATAAAACTTATTTTGTTTTTAGACTTATTTCTGAAAACTACACAGAAGACATAAATGCTGAAAATTATGAGTATGTAGCTGATGTTTTGGACGAAAGTTACGATGAATCAAAATATACATTTCACATAATGGAGTCAGCTGCTTCTTTTCAGGAAGCAGTGGGCGACAAAGTTACTTCTATAGAGGACAGTCGCAGATGCGATTTAGAAGACTTTGCTGCAGTGGATTTTTATGACGTAATTGCTGACGGCAAACCAGATTTATTAGATAGAAATTATTTTAACAACGACAACATATTGGGATGGGCATTATTTTTGGCTTCTATGGGAAATATTTATATAGTTAAATTAGAATTTGCTGACATAGAAGATCGAGCATACAAGGACTGGTCTGCCAGTACATTAATGGCACAAACTTTTATGCATGCAGTAAAAATGGCATATGAATGGAATATACTAGCAGAAGAACCCTGGAACAGTAATCAAAAAGTAGCTCTAAAGTCTAATGCAGCTTTTAAAGATTGGAATATGTCAGAGGAAATTTTAGAAGAGATATCATCTTTATCTCCAAACACTTCCATCGGTATGTATTTAAGCTCAGATCCAGACCCCAGAAGATCTATTATAGAAGATAAAACAATTTCACCTAAATTTAAAAATTGGTATATTTCAAAATTAAGATATAGAACATTAGGTTCTTTATCTCAAAACTATCCAGAAGATTTGGATATTCCAAGTTCTATGATAGAAAAAGAAAAAACATTTTTTGAAACTGAAATATACAAATTTTGCATTGAGAATGAACTAGATATACTTTCAACTACTTCTGTAGATATTCTGGACAAAGCGTACTGTAGCGGTCCTTCTTATAAAGAAAAAAATAATACTATTACTGATATTATAGGCAAAAATATCTACTTGCAAGATAGAGAATTAATCAAAGAATATCAAGAAATAAAGAAAAAACCCTTCGCAACATACGAAGGATAGTTGTATAATCAATATTAATTTTTATGATAGTAAAAGATGACTACCTAGACAAAAATTTATACAATCAAGTATTGAAGGACAATTTATTTTTTCCTGAATTAATGGGAAATGAAGATAAAATAGCTGCCCATTTACTTATGTATCATGAAGAATCTTCTAGTTGTTATTCTCCATTTATGTTTTGGGATGGTTGGTGGAGAAGCCCAGCAGATACTCTTAAAAAACAAGTAGTGCAAAAAATATGGGAAGAGCACATGGAATGGCCATGTGAAGATATTCTTGGTTTTGAATACTGGACAAGGTCTTATGGCCCGGGGCAATACATAGATCTTCATGTGGATGAAGATACTTTTTTGTATAAAAAAAATAAGAT